CTGGTCAGACAAAACCTCATGCACCGAAAACGCATCGACCGCCTTCTGGAACCGGATACATCTGAACCGAGGCCAACCAGTCAATGGGCTCTCATATGACAACCCAAATTAAACCGGACAGCAGTGGGTCGGACCTGGACGGCAGCACAGGGATAACCGTGCCGCCGCCCGCGCCCCCACCTTCCACCAATGGGCGATAGGTCGCCGAGAGCGCGAAGCCGTCCTCCGTATCGAAGAAGCCCGCAATATCGTCGGCGTCCTCGAACATCGATTAGCCCTCCAGCGGAAGACCGTCGCCATCCTGGGCGGCGTCGTTTTCGGTTTCGTCAGCGGGCTCGTCCGCCACTTCCTTGGCGGCGCGTTTCTTGGCCGCCTTCTTTTTGGCCTCGACCAGTTCGGCCTTTTTCACGGCAACCAGGTCCGTGGCCACACGGTCCTCGACCTCGTAGGTCTTGCCCGCTTCAAGCAAATCGCCGCCAGCGAACGTGGTGCGCAGCGCCTTGATCTTTTTCATAGGTTTTACTCCAGTCTGTGTTTGGGAAAGCGAAGGGGCCGCGATCAACGCGGCCCCATTCGTACTCGTCAGCATGTCGCTGTCAGGATTACTCGGTCAGCGCATCCTGCATGGCGGCGAAGCTCTCGGCATGGCGCACAGCCACGTCCACGTCCTGGAAGGCGCGGACGATGGTGCCGCCGTCATCGCCGGAGGTGTACGGATCGACCTGCAGGTCGAGCACACCCCATTCGCCGATCAGCAGGTCGGCCCAATTGCCGAAGATGATCGCTGAGCAGACGCCCGTGCTGGTGCCTTTGTCCAGGTCGCTCGGGACCTGGTTCGACACCGCCGCGCGATAGCCGTTGACCATGCCGAAGCCGGGCTCGTTGCCGTCACTCCAGACGAACTGGGCCGTGCCGGACGCCTTCTCCGTGGTCTTGAGCTTGCCGCGCACCTTGGTGTTCGACAGGTACGCCAGATTGCCCACGTCGGCGTTGTCCTGGGACACTTCCGTTTCCAGGCCCACCATATGGGCAAACGTCGGGGCAAGGCCGTTGGTGCCGCCAACAACCGCGCCGATGCCGTTCACGTTCAGGATGCCGGTCGGCTGACCGGACGCGCCCGAGCCGTTGATGCAGGCCATATCGATGGCCAGCGCCAGCACCTTGGTCAGATCGTCCTGGACGATACCTTCCACATCCGGGCTGGACTGCAGCATCAGACGCCGCGAGAAGTAGCTCCGCGCCGCCACGGTCTTGGGCGACAGGATGACCTTCCCGAAGGTTTGATCCGAGTTGGTGACATCGCCGGATTCCTGCAGCCAGTAGGCGGTCGCGCCACCCGTCAGCTTCGGAATATCGACGTTGCCGACCAGGCCGGACATCATCTGCGCACCCAGGCTGGTGACCATCATGCGGTTGCGCAGCAGATCGATAAAGGAACCCGCCATGTGCGTGGTCCCGACGACGTTGCCGCCCGCCGTGGCCGTTCCGACCGTGAGTTCACGGTTTTGGCCCGCGCCAAACGTTTGGCGACTGAGCACGTCGTAAGGCACGAAGAAACCGCGCGCCTCGCGGCCCAGCTTGTCCGCGATGGCTTCGGACGCCTCACGTTCCAGACCGGCCTTGCGCCAGTCGTTCTTGGCCGCCGCGTTGATGGCCCGCAGCAGGCTGTAATCGCGCTGCTCGGATTCGGTCATGCCGATTTCCGTTTCCGGCGTCTGCACGGCCTTGAGACCGGCTTCCTGCTTTTCCAGCACCAGCTTGCGGAAAGCATCCACGGACATGCCGTCCGCGACCGCCTTCTGGGCCTCGTCGGTCAGGCCGAAGCGCAGGCCGATGGTCACGATTTCGGCGGCACCGGCGCGCGCGTCCTTGGCGGCCTGTTCCGCACGAGCGCGGATGGCGTTTTCATCGACCGCCGGGGCCGCAGGAGTAGCCGGGGCGGTACGGGTATCGGTGGTGTCGATCTTGTCGGGCATTTTCATCTCCATGCCAGTAATTGTTACATCCCGAGCATCCTTCTCAGCCTCACGGCCAACACCCACCGTCATATCAGCGGGAATGGAGACGATGCTCACTTCCAAAGGCTTCCAGGAGGTGACCCGGTATGTCGCCACACCGTCCTTTTCCTCCTCCAGCCGAAGCTCGTGGATATCGTAGCCAACGGAGACGTTGACCCGAACGCCATCGAGCACGTCGCGGAAGATATCCTCGGCTCGCGCGCTTTTCCCAAAACGCGCGACCGCCCGCCCCTTGCGGTCGGTTCCGATGGTCGCTTCCTCGACCACACCCACAAGGTCGCGGGCGTTGTGGTCCATCAGCAGGGGGGCCTGTCCGGTTTCCAGCCAGGACATATCCACCTCACCCTTTTGGTGGCCCAAAACTTCGATGCCCCACCATCGCTCGTAGGGCTCCTCGGAGGAGAACGCCAACTCGACCCGGCGGCTGTCGGCGGAATCTTCCATGCGCACCAGGCGCGCGGCCCGATGCTGCTGCCCAAGCTTCAAACTGGGCTTCAAGCTGGCCGCGTCAGTCTGTTTCGTCGGCATTGTTCTCTCCTTTCGGGGAGCCGTCGCCAACCGGCGCATCGACCCCCTTCATGGGATCGCCGAGCACGACCCCCATCTCTTCGGCCATGGCCTACTCGGCGGCCAATTCCTCGAAAACCTCGCGCAGGTCGCGGCCCTGTTCGGCGGCGATCTGTGTGCGCGACACGATGCCAAGGCCCACATCGCGGGCGTTGGCCTTGCCTTCCTTGTCCGGGTCCACCCACTTCCAGCGGCGCGGAAACCACTGCGGCACGTTGAACTTGTCGAACTTGGACAAAGGCAGGGCGAGCACGCCCTTGAGCATGGACTGCTCCAGGAAGGCACCGAACACCCGGCCATGCAGGGTCTCGATTAACCAGCCCTGCAGGACCATCCATTCGTCGCGCTCCTCCTGGGCACCGCCCCGCAGGGACGAGAAGTTCACGCCTTCCAGGTCGTTGGCGAGGCCGTTGTACGAAACACCCAGGCCCGCCGCCGCGCCGCGAAGGACCGACTTCATGAAGAACGGCATCTCGCCGTTCGGATAGCCGGGATCGAACTCCTTGAACTCGAACCCCTCCGGCAATACCTCGAAATGTCCGGGCTCTGCGTCCTGCAGGAAGTTCCCTTTTTCGTCCTCCTCGCCGGGGCCGTAACTGTTCCCACCCTCGCGCTGTTGGAAGAAGCCCATCTTGGCCGCGCCCGCGCGGGCCGCGACCAGGGCCGCCTCCTCGTAACCGCCCAACATGCCCATGCGGCGGATCGCCGTATGCGCCCAGGGCCAGCCGCGAGACTGGTTCGGGTCCTCCGGCACGTAGAGGTGAATCACCTCGGATGCCGGAATGCGGTCGTGGCGGGCATAACGCCGGTCGCCAACCTTCGCCTTGACGTGATAGGCGACGGCCCGACCCCACTTGTCCCGCTCGATGCCCATGCGGATTTCGCCGCCATTGGGCAGGTCCTTGTTCAGCTTTTCGTCCAGGTGGTCGGATTCGATCAACTGGAGCGCAAAGCCATAGGCGTTTGGAAAACCTCGAACTTCGCGGACCAGAATTTCGCCGTCCCGCGCGATGGCCGTCATGACCACGCGCTGTACGTCGAGCCAGGAATACCGACCGCAAACGGTACAGGTCCCCTTGGCACCCCACTTGGACCAGGCCGCCTCGATCTGATCGTTGGCCGTCTTGTCCAGTTGGCCGTTCGGGTCGCGCGCCCGGTTCTGCAGGACGATGCCTTTCGGCCCGACCACGTTGCGCCGAACCATGCGCAGAAACTGCTTCATATAGTCGTTGTTCATTCCCAAGCGGCGGGAATTCGACCGCATGGAAACAAGGTCGCGGCGCAGATACTGGTCTACCGGCCCGACCGTGCCGACCCAATCAGAAAAAAGCCGCCCTCCCCCTGCTGCTGAAAAGTTCCTGCGGTTCGGCATCGGACGGCCATGCCGTAGCACCCAAACAGCGTCCACGACACGCTGCCCGGCGCGAATGAAAGGGTTTGCCATATCATCCTCCTCCGAACCGCGTTACCACCATGCGCCCGGTCCCCCGGCCCTTGGCCAGCCGGTCGGCTTGCTCTTCTCGTTCCACCTCGCGCTTGTACCGATCCCGCAGGACCAGCAGGTCGGCGACAGGTGTGCGTTTCAGGCTACGCCCGTCGATTGCGTATTCCTGTTGATCTTTGGTCGCCCGGCGCTCGATCACCGCTTCGATAGCGGCCAGCACCTTGCGGGCATGGCTGCGCGTATCGAGCGTGGCCGTCGCCGAGAAATCCGGCTCCACTTCCATGGTGCCGGTCCCGACGCGGAAGCGATCCGCCCCCTTGGCGACCGACGCCTCCCAGGCGTACACCCCGGCGGCATGGGCCGCCGTATCACCAGCGGCCTCGTCCACAAGGAAATCGTCACCGTCCGCCGAAGCGGCGAACGTGATTTTGGTGCTTGCGTTCAGCAGGACGTAGGTCAGCACCCAACCGTCGCCTGCGGGATAATCCGCCGCGAGATCGGTGCGCTTCCACCGCCAGGTGTCGCCAGCGACAACCTTGTCCGGCTCGCGCGTCGGAATCTCCGCCATCGCTTAACCCTTCCATCCGCTCACGAAGCCGCCGCCCTTCGCCGCCGTCCGCGATCTGCGGGGCGGTTTTTTGGGCTTGCCCTTCGGTTGCTCATCCGCCTGCAGGTCCGCAGGCGCTCCGTTCATGGCCGACAGCAGGTCGCCCTGCTCCGGTTTCGGCGGGCGGCAGCGCAGCGCCTCCCACTTCGCCCACTCGGTTTCGGTCATGACGCCGACGCCCTTATGGACGGCCAGCGCCATGTTGTAGATCCGGCAGTCGTGATAGTGGTTCGGCACCGTGGCCACCCACTCCTTGACCAACCGCCCCTTGACCTCGCGTTCCTTGATGTGCTCCGCCGTGACTTGCTTAAAGTACCGCTCGTCGTGCAGCGCCTCCGAGAAGTGCGCGAAGCCCGGCGGGTCCAGTTCGGCCCCGTCGCGCATTCCGTCCTTGCGCAGGTTCGCATACATCTCAGCCTTCAAGGGCCAGGTGCCGATGTGCCAAAGCTCGACCCCCCGGCGCAGCCGCTTGCCGCGCAGGTTGATGTCTACCTTGGTCGGCGTGGACGAGATCGCGGCCTTATGCCATCCGGCCTCACCCTTGATCGCCATGGCCCGCGCGTGCGTCCGGCACCACTGGTAAACCGTGTTGGCATTGAAGCCGGAGTCCACCGCGAACACGTCGGCCTGCCAGGAATTGCCGTAGGCATCCTGGTATCGGCGCTCGTGGACCTCGTCCAGCTTGGCCCAGACCACGTTCGACGGGTCCGCCGTATCGCCGTCCAGAAACCCGATGTCGATGGACCAGGACTGCTTGTCGCGCCCCCAGGCCACCACCTCGTAATAGATTCCGTCTGCCTGCACATCGGCGGCCCCGGTCAGGATGATGCCGCCGGGCGGAATCGTCCGCGCTGCGTAATCCTCGCGCCGCGCATACAGCCGGTTCCATTCCGGCGCATCACCGCGCTCCTCCCAGGCTTCACCCAGCCACAGGTTCACGAACGCTTTCAGCTTGCCCGGATCGTCCTTGGCCTTAAGGAAAGCCTCGGCGATCTTGTCCCAGGTGGTCAGCAGCGACACCAGTGCGTCGATATGGTAACTCGGATGCCGACCGGGGCCGGGATTGCTCGCCACCCACTTACCCGCCATCACCATGGCGCGCTTTTCGTGGTGCTCGATCACCGACCCGCAGTGTTCGCAAACGTAGTGCGCCTGGTACGGCCACTCGGTCGAAAACTTGAGCCCGTGCGGCTGGTCCTTTGATCCGAACACCAGACGCTGGTGCTCTCCGCAGTGCGGACAGGGCACCTGCCAGTATCGCTGATCGCCTTCCTCGAACGCCTTGTCGATCCGCGACAGGCCCTGGATGGTCGGCGTCGAAGCCTCGAACAGCTTGTAATCGCCCGTGGCATGGAAGGCCGTTTGTCGGGCCTTCGCCATTTCCATCGGGTCGCCCTGGCCGTCAAGGTCGAGCGGCCATTCGTCGATCTCGTCGCAAAACAGGAACTTGACGGTCTTGGACCGCAGGTCCGAGGCGCTGTTCGCCCCGGTCAGCGTCAGAGAGCCACCCGGAAACCGCTTGTTCAGCGCCGTCGAGGCGGAAGAGGACCGGCTCCGATGCTGGCGTACCTTGCGCCGCAGCGGGTCCGTCGCCTCGATAGTCGGCGTCAGCTTCTCCCGGTTGAAGTCCTGCACGGACGTGATGGTCGGGAATATCACCATCGCCTTAGCGGGCGTCTTATCGATGATCGACCCGACCCAAGCGATACCCACCTCGGTCAAGCCCGTCTGCGCCGACTTGCGAACCGACACCCGGTTATGCGGGCTCTCGGCGGCAAGCTGGTTCAGGATCTCGACCGCGTAAGGCGTCAACTCGGCGGACCAGCGATGCCCGGCCTGCGGGCCATCCGCGACCACAAGGTTGTCGGCAGCCCACGCGGCGGGCTCGATCACCGGGTCCGGGGCGAGGCCTATGGCCAGCGCGCCCGCGATAATCGCCAATGTGGATTTACGATTTGTGCTTTTACGTTTCATCGTCCGCCAGCAGGTTCAAACTTTCCACCACCATGGATTCAAGGCCGCGCACTTTCTCTTTCAGCAAGGCGCGCACCGCCTCCGAGCCGCCGTTTCGCGCGGCGGCATCCAACTCGTCAGCCCAGCCGATCACGCCGTCCAGGCCCTGCCGGATCTTCCGGCCCGACGCCACCATGGCGTCCTCGATTTCTCGTTTCGGCAGCCACTGGCCCAACTGGCGCTCGTAATCCAGTTGCGCCATTTTGGCCTGGTACGCCTCGCGGGCCGTCCGTGCCTTGGAAAACGAAAGGCCGCCCGTTTCAGGAGCGGCCCTCTCCGGCGCAAGATCGTCCTCGTCGTACTCGGGCGGGCTCGCCGCCGCCGGGGCCTCGGCCATACGGCGGGCGGGATCGCCATTTTGCTGGCGCGCATGGTCCGCCTCGGCAAAATCGACCTGACCGTCCGGCGTCAGCGGGATCTTGCCCTGCTTCACCATCTTGTTGACGGCCTGCTTCGAGATACCGGCGTGCCGGGCATATGCCGCTTGGCTTCCGATCATAATTCACCTCAAACAGCTTGTTCGCGCCGTGCCCGCTCCACCTCCTCGAAGGCCCGACCAGCCTTCCCTAGGCCAGATTCCTCCAGGACCGCAGGTTCGCCGGTAAACTCTTGCCAGCGGCGCACGATCACATCGACATAACGCGGGTCCAATTCAACTAGCCGGGCCGCGCGGCCCCGACGCTCGCAGGCGATCAGCGTGGACCCGGACCCGCCGAAGACGTCCAGCACCACGTCACCCTTGCGGCTGCTATTGCGCAGCGCCTTCTCGATCAGCCGAACCGGCTTCTGGGTCGGATGGACGTAGGCCGTCGTGGCCTCGCGCCCCATCGACCAAACATCGGACTGGCTTTTGTCGCCACGCCACTTACCGCGCCCGCAGTAGAAGATAAACTCATGCTGCGGTCGGTAATGGGCGCTGCCCAGGCCGATGCTTTTCTTGTCCCAGACGATGCAGGCCGAAATATCCAACCCCACGTCCGCCATGGCAGCCTCGAACTCGGTATAGGTCCGCCAGGGAAAGCAGACATAGACCGGCGCGGTTTCCTTGGCCGCCGCTACCGCACAACCGACCGCCTCGCGAACCAGGGCAATCAGATCGTCGCCCCGCTTGTCGTCGTTCATAATCATGCCATGGGCCTTGACCCTGGCACCTTTTTCCAAAGAACCGGCAGCCCGTCCACCGCCATAGCTCATACCGTAGGGCGGGTCGGTAAAGACCAGGTCGGCCAATCCCCCCCCATAAGGGCCTCGAACGTCTCCGGCGCGGTCGAATCCCCACAGGCCAGCCGATGCGCACCGAGCCGCCACACGTCGCCCAAAATGGACACCGGATCGGGCTTGGCCTCCGGCGCGGCATCCGGGTCCGATCCCTCGTCGCCGTCATCGTCAGCCGGGTCCGGCTCGACCAGCAGCTTGTCGATTTCCTTTTCGTCGAACCCGATACCGCCCAGGTCGAAATCCTTTTCCGCCAGGTCGGCCACCTCGATTCGCAGCAGGTCCTCGTCCCAACCCGATAGCTCGGCGGTTTTGTTGTCGGCCAGGATATAGGCCCGCTTTTCGTCCTCGGTCAGGTGGGCCAGCGGCACGACGGGAACCGTTTCCATGCCCAGCCGCTTCGCCGCGAGCACCCGGCCATGGCCAGCAATGATTCCACCCGCCGCATCGATCAGGACCGGATTGTTAAACCCGTACCTACCAATGCTGGCCGCCAGCACCGAGACTTGGCTCTCGGAGTGCGTCCGCGCGTTCCGTGCATAAGGCACAAGCTCCGCGAGCGGACGCATCTCGATCTTTTCCGCTCCGATTTCCATTGCTGTTTCCCAAAAAGAAATGCCGGGCGACGCCCGTAAAGCGTCGCCCGGCACCAACCGGAACAGGCCCAACCTGGAGAGAAAAGCCTATCCCGGAAACCTTATGCCGCCTTGATGTCGTTCGAGGCTGCGGCCTCGCGGATCAAGCCGTATGGCACCACCACACCTTTCTTGCGGCGCGATGGGAAATCCTTGCACGTGATGCTATTCGCCCCAGGCAGGAGGCTCAGGGGCAGGCACCAGTCCGCCGCCCAATAGGTGCAAGCCAACACCCGGTCCAGGAACGGACAGGCTTCGGGAAAGGCCACATGGCCCTCCCAGCCGCGCGGGTTCACCAAAATACCGGCTCTTCGACGTTCGAAGTGGATTCCGAAAGATATGGCCAGGCGTGATCGTCTATCCTTGGTTGGCACGGATAGCGATGGAGGGAAGGGCGATGGAAGCGTTGGCGGTATTGTCTCTTGGTCTCGG